CTGCGGCGCAGTTCACGATTTTCACGTTCCAGCTCTTTCAGACGCTGACGTTCAGCGGTGGTGAGTCCACCATCACCACTCCCGGTATCCCGCTCATGCTGGCGAACCCAGACACGCAGAGTCTCCGGCGTACAGCCAATCTTTGGGGCAATGGAACAAATTGCCGCCCACTGTGAGTCATATTCATCCTGACTTTCCAGAACCATACGAATCGCCCGCTGACGGACTTCGGGGGAAAAACGAGTATTTTTAGTCATCCTGTTTACCTCTTTCTCAGGGAGTTTAGTCTCCAGGATTTCCGGGGCGGTTCAATGCGAGTAAGGCGTCATTTTTCCAGCGAGGCGATACATTATTCCGTTCTCCAACAAAAACAGCCGGAAATCGGTTTCTTTGATACCGAGTAACTTAGCAACTTCCCGGAATCCCATCAGACCAGATGCTTCAACATATTTATCAACAAATTCAGCCTTCGGCGCTGCTATTGCCAGTTGATTTTCCAGCACTGCTTTCTGTTCAGCCAGTTTTGCCGCAAATCGCAACGCCTCAGGTAAAGTCCGGGGGATCTGAATACCATGCATCGCTTTGAGTCTTGCCAGCACAGAACGACGAACGGCCTTTGACTCCCTCATGCCAACGAGCATCATCTGGTCAAAATCCAGATCATAGTATGCCGTTCTTGTCTGGTTATTGTTTAACCGGAATTTTTTTCCGGTTCCATCAAGCTCTAGCTCATCCTCAATTTTTGCAAGAAACTTACGCGGTTCATGAGGGACTTCTCCGGCTTCTGCCCGGGCTGGATTAATAATGTTATTCAGAAAATCCAGACTACTCATGGATATTTCATGATCGATAGAAATCATCTCTTTCATGGTTGATTCCTTTTAGTGATGAACCCTGCGCACAGGAATAACCAGCCCAAAGAGGGTTAACCAGACCACTGCCGGTTATCCACCAGGGCTCATCCTGAAAGGTTCTTTGGTTTATTTACGCTTGTGCGAAGCGCAGAAATGACAAAGGCACCATTACGGTGCCTCTGCGTGAAATAATCTGCCTAACTTTATTCACTTACATTTTGCCAGTTCGCAGGATTTCGTGTTATCCGCCCGCGCTGGCCAACGTCATTTTTCAGCAAAATATTCTGCTTATCTGTCGATTCCCCAGCACGCCAGAGCGCTCTCCTGGTCACGACGGGATACCTGACCATAACAGTTATTTGAGCGAATACGGCAGTCTCTGCCACCGTCCTTAATCCACCAGCGAATCGCCTCGCATGCTCCCCTGCGGTCACCAGCATTAATCCGTCTGTAAAACGTCGACGGGAAACACTTACCGGGGCCAATGTTGTACGGACAGAATGACGCAATCCCCGCTTTCTGGGGTTCGGTCAGTGGCACTCTGATGTTTTTCGCCACCCATGCCAGCGCCTTATCACGCTCAATGGCGTTAACCCGGTCGCATTTTTCCTTCGACAACTTCATGCCCGGAACGACAGGTTTACCATCCACCAGGATGGCACCGCGGCAGATGGTCCAGATACCCGCGCCATCACGGTATGCCGTGGTGTGGTTACCTTCCTTTTCATCCAGAAACTGGTCGAGGATTTCAGGCGCAGGCGCACCTGCGGCAATCAGCGCCAGAACGGCAGCCGACAGGCCGTATCTGATTTTTGCGTTCATGGATATTTATCAGGATTTATCGATTTCAAATCCCTGGATATGTTAAGTCTTCAGGCCAGCGGTGGAGTCTTCAGAGAACCAGTAATTATTCCCGGTAGTTTTCCTCTGTAGGTTATCAACACATCCTACGCCTCTAAAATGATGGGCCGCTTTTCCGGCAACGGACCATCCCCTTCACATAACCCGGCAGCAACATCCATGAAAAACTGCTTCGCCTGCTTTTTCGCCTCAGCTTCGTAAAACTCCAGCGTGGCTCCTTCAGTACGGTCAAGACTAATCGCCACATCTGGCAACAACAACGACGGATGCCCGCCAATTTCAAGTGCCACAGTAACAGCAATCTTATCCGGGTAATTATTTATCTCTTTAACAACCAGTTCGTATTTTTTCTTCATCGCTTTAGTCTCCCCGCGCCGTCTTACGGCGGTCCTCCCTGATTTTGAAATACAGGTTAGTCAGATACGTCAGCAGGCCAAACAGCAGACTCCCCAGTACACCTATTGCCACCCACTGGGACGGAGAGACTTTGTCCAGCAGCTGCAGTAACCAGTATCCCGTCCCCACCGCTGACGTGGTGTATGACACACCCGTTGTGATTTTTTCCATCTGATGTATGTCTCCGTCACCGCCGACAGAAAATGAAAGTAAAGGAAAACAAAAAGCCGCCAGTGTCACCCACTGACGGCCAACTCCGGGAGCCGTGATTATGGCATTCAGGCTCTGCTAAAAATGCCAGATAACATTCCGACCAACCCCTGATTCAGGTTATAAATGACACAATATCTTGACAACATCCGTCACTGTCTGTCAGAAAATGTACTGCCAAATATAAGTATCATGTGAAGTACATCTACCCGTTTTAGCCAGCGTCCTTCAGAGTGGACGCTGGCTTTTTTTATTATGCTGCCGGTGCATTTATCTCCAGCATCAGACTTTCTATCTCAACGCCATACGCTGCATTTTTTGTAACATCCGTCAGCGTCAGCGCATTCAGTCCCAGTGTCAGACTGTCTTTTATAACCTGGAATGCCGGGCCAGCCACTCCATTCAGTTTCGGAGTAACCGTGGTACTGCCGGCGGTGAACACCAGCTCCAGCGTCTGCCAGTCGTTACCGTAATCGCCGAACTCCCCCAGCTTCGTGTTTCCGGCTTTCCTGTGATGCATCAGATTCACTCTGCCGTCAGTGGTCTGAGTGAAGTACGACATCAGGAACGGATTACCGGTACCCGTCATCGCCACACCATCAGGAACGGGAGCATCCGTATACAGATAAATCCCCAGCCCGAACTGATTGTTGGTCAGTGCGCCTGACAGGCGGAACTTACAGGTCAGTCTGCCGCCCTGTGTCAGCAGGGTAATTGCGTCATCCACCGGATGCGTCAGGGACCAGGTTTTATTGCTCTGCTTGGTGATCTTAAATACACCATCTGACAACTGAATTCCGCCATCCTTAATGCTCCAGCCCTGCGCAGCAGCCTCTCCGGCTGCCGGCAGCAGGGAGATTGTGCGAACGGACGTATCTGCAGACGGACCCGATGGCGTGTTGCCGCCGGGCGAGGGTTTGATTTCCGGTGCCTTACCACTGATGAAGGCTGAGGTGCGCCCGGCTGCGTTCAGAATAGCGGTTGCCAGACGATCCGGAATAATGCTCCTGCGCGCCCATGAACTGAAATGTGTCGGGCGGTTTGATGATACCTGGTTTCCATTCGTTCTCGATGCCGCACCGTAATATCCTGATGCCGGAATATCCGGATCTTCTGCCGGCGCGTTAGTGGCGGTATTGACGCCGTTACCGTCTGTCATGAAGGGCACAAAATAAACGCCCTCACTCTCCCTGTTTTTATACCCGCCGTACACGGTGTCGTACTGGGTAGCGTATGTATTTTTCCAGTAATACGTCGTGTCACCACAAATCCACGGCACATCTGCAGCACTGCCACCATGGCACTGCGCGTTAAACACGGAGAGGTCAGCACGAAACTGTGTCAGCATGGCTGTAAACAGCGCAGGTTGCTGTGCGTGGGTGGCGGCGCTCATGTCAAACTCTCCCTGCATCCAGCACACCGCCAGCAACACATTTTTCGGGTTCTTCTGTAATGCAGCTTTAGTGCGCGCAATCAGGTCCTGATATAACGGTTTACCCACACCCCAGCGTGCCGAATCCTGGCTGGCCCCCGTGTCCGCACTGAATGTCCCCTCCGCGCCCTGGGTGAATGCCGAACCACCACGACAGCATGGTACCAGCAGGATCCCCGCGTTATTCGGGATATACGGAAGCAGTTTTTTGGCAATATGTAAGCCCTGGCCGACACAGCCGTACTGCCCTTTGCTCAGGTCTGCCTTCGGATGATTCAGCGTACTCATATCCTGCACATCATGCAGGCAGTGGTCGGCCGGAATAATATCGTTATATCTGCAGGCAGCCCCACCCGGCGTCACTGTACTGCGGCGCGCCAGCTGTTTAATGCGCGGATCCGGAGCATCGTATGAATCCGGAAGCGGAAGCCCTTCACCGTAAGCCATTGCATTGGACTGCCCGGCCAGTACGATGACGTAGTACCAATCCGGCTCAGTTGCACCACTGACCACCACATCACCTTCTGCTGCAATCGCCTGCATCAGGGTATAAGGGGTTATGGCCACCGGACTACCAAACGGCTGCCAGCCCTCTTTCAGTTTGTGTGTCAGCTTTTCCGCAAGGTCTGACGGCGACGCCGCCCTGACAACATCATAATGTTTAATCGACATCGAATTTCTCCCGTGTACAGGAACAGAGTTAAAAAGCCGGAACCGGAATCAAATCACAGGATGACCATCTGCCAGTGGCTGGTCGTAAAAAAAAGGCCGCGCCATGCGCAGCCGGAAATAAAGGGATAACGATGATAGTTTGAGAAAAACAGAAATAACACTTTTGTGGCAAAGCATGGTGCCGGGTGCCTCCCGGTGAATTCAGTACCAGCACCTGAATCCGCGATTATCCCATATACCTACTCGCTGATTGCCCCTCCGCACAGGGGGATTCACCATGCAGTAGTATTTTTAATAAACAGTAAACAAAAAAATCAAGCATTATGCAGGCTGTTTCTTTTTATCACCGGCCACAGCAATACCACAATGCCGCAGACCAGCACCCCATCCGCCAGCACCGACATGATTCTGCTGGTGAAATCCACCATCACCACCAGAAACAGCAGGAGTGCAGCCACAGCCAGGCGCAGTTTTACCGTCACTGGTGATTCTCCAGACGAAGACCCAGAACACCGGCAATCTCTTCCAGCACCTTGCGCTCTTCCGGCTCAATTTCGCCGTCTGCCTCCGCAATGGCCACCGCCACATCCAGCACATCTTCCGCTTCACGCGTATCGTGTTTCACATCCTCGATCTCACGTAACGCCGCACGACGACCAATTTTAAAGTTCGTATCCAGCTGACCGATAATGGTTGCGCTCATCGCATTAATTTCTGACGTAAACGCGGACAGCGCTGGCTGATTACGCAGTACCTGTTCGATCTTCGCTTTCTCGGAAGCCTCACATTCACCATCTGCACAGGCCACCAGGTATGCGGCGTTAATCACCGCCTGTGCCAGATCGCGTTTTTCAAACTTTTTAATTTCCGTTGCCGCTCTGCGGGCTTTTTTTACCAAAAATACCAAACATCGTGACGTTCCTTTGGGTGGGTGAGCCAACGCCCGGGAGCGATCTGCCCACAGAGAAAGTCACACTGACCACTCCGTAAGCTCCCCCCCGAAAGGCTCTGTGGTTGGTATGCGCCGGGCGTGGCGCGGATACAAAAAAGGTCCGCAAAAGCGAGCGAGGGAAAATAAGTGTGGTGCGTTGTACTGGGTTCGAACCAGTGACCGATTGCTTAGAAGGCTGGCGTTCTATCCCGATGAGCTAATGGCGGTTGGTGGCCCTTGCTGGATTTGAACCAGCGACCTGGCGATTATGAGTCGCTCGCTCTCACCACTGAGCTAAAGGGCCGAGCGTAGGATAATAACGTTACGAAATCAATGTTGCAAGAGTTCACAAATTCACTGATTCAAAATTATTCTTGTAAAAAATCTTTTAACGTCAGGCACAAAGAGCCTGTACATAGATTTGTGTAATTGCCTGATTTTGATATGTTCAATCCAGCATCAAATGAAGGTTAATTTATGGACGAAAAACAGTTACAGGCTCTAATGACCTTTATACGATTGACCCAAATAAAAAAAGCCACCGTTGCAACTTAAGAGTCACTAACGGCAGCTTATGCGAATAGTGTTGCTCATTTGCTCAACGATGTCAACACGTTCTATGCTACATGCTTAATTTTCTCTACACGTTTCCGGTTTTTAAACGCACTATCCAGAATCGGGTAAATCATAAACAACGAGGCATTGAGGATTTCGTCAACTTCCCGTCGACAGGTTGCTAGCGATGGTTTTTGAATGCGCCCGCCGCCCCGGCATAACATCTTGCGAGGTCTTGCGACGCTATGATAGTAAGATGCAATGGCGTGCTTGGAAGAGCCGTGGGCGTAGTAGCTGAGGAGGATGCCAAAGGCTTTCTTGTCAATGTACATGACGGAATCGACGACCTGAGAAATCAACATTCCATCATCATCATTACACATTGGCCTTGTCATAACTCTTCCCGGCTCCACGCTCTCCATGAATTTAGCTATTACGCTGCTCATGCGCTTTTCCAGACGACCTGAATAAACCCATGCGCCCCACAGTTCAAGCCAGCCATTCAGCCACTCATGCTGTTCTTTGGTGAGGTTTAGTTCTCTTATGCCCACGCGCCTTCTCCCTGTACCTGAATCAATGTGAGATTTCCGCAGAACACTGCGCCGGTATCGATATACATCTGGTTGGCAAATTTGAGTGGTTTCACTGCTTGCGTATGACCAAAGATGAACGTGTCCGCGCCTTTGATTTCTTTCACGATCCCGTCTTGTGAGTTGCTGATTCGTTCGCGGTTCCAGATTACCTGCTGATGATCAACTGGCTTTCCAAACTCGTATTTATCACAAGGATAATCGGCGTGGCAGATGACATATTTTTTTCCTTTACTCACCAGTTCGATGATTAACGGAAGTTCATCTGCTTTATGGGCAAGAGCTTTAGCCAGAATTTCTTTGTCGTAATCGAGATTAAAGAACCAGCCACCGCCATTAAGCAGCCAGTGATTGACGTTTCCACGCTCTGATAAGCCATCAATCATCATTTGCTCATGGTTTCCACGTACAGCTCTGAACCAGGGGAATGTGATTAATTCCAGGCATTCTACGTTCTCTGTACCGCGATCAACCAAATCGCCCACCGAGATAAGCAGGTCTTTTTTGGTGTCGAATCCTATCGTCTCCAGTTTTTTCATCAGGTTCGTGTAGCATCCGTGCAGATCGCCAACTACCCAAATATTTCGGTATTTGCTGCCATCAATTCTTTCGTAGATATTCATGCAACCTCACTTCTGCTGTTTCGCAGTTTTTTAAGTTTCTGTTGATACTCCGCCTTGATGGCCCTGCACTCTTCGACAGTCCAGCGATAGCGGTTATGGTTTGATTCGATTTCCTCTACTGCTTCCTGCCCGATGCGGCTAATCAGTTCGACGCGATACGGAACGAGATTTCCGCTTTTGTGCTGGTTGCACACCACGCATTGCTTGTGAATATTGCGTTCATCAAATCGGAGTTGAGGTGCCGCAGCAGTTGTCCGGTAATGTCCGGCATCCCACTGAGCAGACGTGAGCGTTCCGCACGAGATACATGGTAAGTCGCGGTCTCTTTCTCTGATGAAGGCGTTTACGGCTTGTTGGGCTTGTTTAATCCAGTAACTGCGGGGCTTTAAGGCGAGTTTTTGAATCTTAAGTTTATCTTTCTGTTTCTGCTCCTCTCGTCGTCGTTTCTTCTCTGCTGCTTTTTCCGCTTTTTCGCGTTCTTTACTTCGTCGTTCGAGTGCTATCTTGGTTCCACAAATCTCATTACACAAATATTGATTTTGATATTTTGGTATAAACCATTCATTGCAACATTTACATTTCCTTCGATAGATTCGCATAAGTGCTCCTTTCGTTGCCGGAAAAATCACCGTAATACTTATCTCGGGCTTCTTCAGCAACTAGTACCGCTAACTCCAGATCATCAAAGCATCCGAAGTGTTTACTCTTTCCATGGAATCCTAGCCTAACATTCCATTTTTTCTGTCGTTTGTGCCAAGTAACCCCTCTGCAACCTGATTTGCTATTCTTTCGGATCCTTATATTTCTTGAATTTTCTATTGGCAGGCATTCTCTTAAATTTTCTGGCCTATTGTCGGTCCTAATTCCATTAACGTGGTCAATTTGACCAGCAGGCCAACGATTATGAGTTATGTAAAAAACTAAGACGTGAGTTTTATATCTACGCCCATCTATCATGATCATTGAATAACCGTTGGAATCAAAAGTTCCAGCAACACTATTTAATGCTATCCTTCCCTGAGTGGGAACTTTCCATCTAAATACCCCGGTAGATTTATCGAAACTTAGTAACTCAAATATCCTTTTAACAGTTAAATCTTCTCTTTTACGGTTACATCGTCTTCGCGCTGGTTTAGCCATCGCCTTCTTCCTCCGTAATGGTTTTCTGAATTTGGCCACCTGAACAGAGCTCACCAAAGCTATGGATGTCGGTATTTCCACAATACCAAGATGGCGAAAATAACTGCATGATAAGCCTCAGGGAAAAGGGAAGACACTACCCCCGATAATTCAGAAACAAATCGAAATACATGAACTAAAGAAAAAATCACAACAAATAGAAACAGAAATAGAAATAGAAATAGAAATAGAAATAGAAATAGAAATAGAAATAGAAATAGAAATATTAAAACAGACCACCACATTCCTGATGTCATACTCACTAAACAATTTTTCGACAACATGGTAGCTCATAGCATGTTATCGTGTAGACACCCTCTGCTACGTATTCGGTGTTCAGTGCAATATCTACAAATACTGGAAAAATCTAAAATCGAGGCAAGTTTTTAGTGATAACTATAGTTAGACTATATTGACGACCTGATGTGCTGTATGTAATAATTAACAAAAAATATTTTCCATGGGATTTTTTATTTTAATGAAATGCAAAATATTTTTATCAATAGTTAGTATTATGAAAAACCATTAATTCAGGAGGAAACTTGATTCCAAATTCAACTTCAAATAAAGGTTATGTATGCATTGACATGCAGTGTTCGTCAACCTCTGAACCAACAGCTTCTACCTCCAGCAACCGGAGTATTAAATTAGCCGCTTCCACAAATGTATATCCGATAACAAGAAACGACTCCGAGCTCACTCTGAACGATTTTCTTGATAATAGCTCTTCTACGTCATCATTGGACTACATTAATGAATTGGGTTCTCAACTGACGTTAAATGATTTTCTTGACAACATAAAGACAAATGAGGTGGATGGAACATGTACGGATGTGGTAATTAATATCCCACAAGAGATACAAACAAATACACAGGAAAATGATTTGTTATTATCCGATAAAAATAATTCAATATGCATTGAAATCGATGAAAGAATTACAAAAATCCTAACATGCAAGCAAAAATATCAACTGGACAGCATCATTCATGAAATTATACCAAAAGAGAATGAGAGTGCAGAAACTGTTCTCCATCTTATGAGAGTTCTGAACGATCAATATCATCAGGTATATAATCAGTCAGGATGTTTTTATAAAGCCTATATGGCCATACACAATAAAATCGAACAGATACTTCCATATGCGTTCAGAGCCGGAGGCGGAATCAGCATTCACTTGCTCATACAGGCATTATTTTTTAATGGCGACTATAACAAATCACCTTCACAGTCTCAACAACCATCTTTATATACATCACCTTCTCCAACAATAAATACAGAAGCATTCTTAAGTAATGTATTATCACTAGATATAACCCAGGTACGCATACTTGGTGATTTACTATCAGCAACTTTATTTCATGCACCAACAATATTCTATCAATATCCTAAACTAATAGATGAAGTTAAGTATTGTATAAGTAATAAAAAAATAACAGGTTCGGTTATAGCACGATTTACTCTATGTTTAACAAGTACATTACTAACCATGTCACCACTGTTAATGCTTAATGGAGCAGTTAAAACAGGTAGCATAGTAAGAACTATAGGTAGGGGAGTGAGTTATGCTGATATACCATTGGCCTTAGCTATATTAGGTGACTCATGGTATAAAGCTTATAAACATGGTTCTTCTGATAACCCAAATTCTGCTCAGAGATTTATATCGCAAGAAGCGGCCTTTAAAACCACCCAGCGGGTATTAACACAAGGATTAAGTCTGATGTCCTCTTTATCGGGAGCAATCATGCGCTCTCTTGAGAAAGGCACACCACCACAAATGATGTCTTTATTCATCGTAAACATACTAAATCTATTATTTCATCAAAATCCATATGAAGGGGCATCAGCAAGTGCTAATGCTTTGAAAAGATCAACTTACTCCCATAATCCGGACATACTAAATACTCAGGCAATAGCTCTTTGTGTTGACCTCCAGCATACAAAAAATATAACCATGCCACTTTTCAAAACAAAAGACAGGATATCCTACGCATTCAATGGACAAAGAACATCCCCAGAAGACCAAAAACAAATACTGAAAGAAGTTATAAACTCCTGTACCCAAGGAGAAAGAGCCATTTTAAATACATCACAATCAGAAACATGCAAACATAAAATCGATGAGATTTATGAAAAAAGATTCTCAGAAACAGAACTAAATACATTACCAAACGAAATGAAAAATTTCTTGATATTTTTGAACAAAACTCATGAGAAAGATATTTCGCGTTTAAGCATGGGTAACGAAGTTAATGAAAAAATAATTGCAGTTATAGTCAAGACGTTAGCATATAGAGAGTCTATGTTGTGTTAGACTTTAACTCTACATTGATATAACATTAGCCAAATATTCAACAGTGTATGCGACCAAACACCAACATGTCGCATACATATACAATTTGAATATTTAATTATATTTACTTAATGTATTTCTATAAAAGCAAATTACAAACTCACAACAAAAAACCTCATAACACATTAACAATCAATTCTTTTCATCTTTATAAATTCTCATATCAGGCTTGCACCCGATAAACCGACGAAAACTATTTAAAACCCATCGAGTGAAGTAATCTCTAAAACCAAAGAAATACCAAGTGAAAATATTCACGATAAAATGCCCGGTCAAAGCCCTTCCTGTACCGCATGCAAGAACAGTAAAAAATCAGATGTTTTCATAAATATCAGTCCTCATCGTTTTGCCTGGCATGTCCTTTACCAGCAATCTTCTGTATGCACTAAGCCTAGATAGAATCCACTCAGTGTACACTGAAGCCCGCTCGACGCTTTCTTGTTCGTAACTTCGATTTTAGTCAATCACCTTGTTTTCCTCGCACGATGTCTTAGCCACCGGATATCCCACAGGTGAGCCGTGTAATTGAAGGTTTTTACGTCAGATTCTTTTGGGATTGGCTTGCGTTTATTTCTGGAGCGTTTCGTTGGAAGGTATTTGCAGTTTTCGCAGATGATGTCGGTGAAACTTCGTCGCTGTCGCCTCATGCCGCCCTCCTGACGCCCTGCCCGATCGCCATCAATGCCGCTTTGGATACAGTAGTAAACATTCGTCGAGGACTGATGAACGGTCGCCAAATCAGCAGCATGGAGCCTTTGCTGTTTCCCTTCTTCTCCAGCCCTGTCGATGGTTCGATAAAATTAATCCGTCCATCAGTGATGATGCGAACTTCGTCGACACTCTCCAGAGCCTTGCTGAACCATCCGACTGACATATCCTCTGGCACAAGCATCACTACCGTCTGTCGCTGTTGTATGCACTGCTCAGCGGCTTTTTCCACCCACGGCCTGATATTGCTGTACGGTGGGTTATTCCAGATTGCACCGTGGCTTACCCACTCAGAATTGAGCGCGTCGTCGACCTCAGTTAGCCAGTGAGCGCACAGAGCGTTTTTGTCGCTCGCAGCTGAATCCAGCCAGAATCCAAACTCAATATCCAGTGCATCAAAAAGCCAAAGCGGCGTTTGCCAGCAGTCCTTGTCGTGTGCTGGTGTATTTGATTTGATAGTCATGCAGCCCTACCTTTTCGTTGTGACCATTCATACTCTCGCCGGGAGTCATCACTCCACCGCACGTTGCGCTCTGAGCCGAACCAGAACATGATTTCGATAAGCTCAGTCATGTTGGCCTTTCGCATTTTGCTGGTACGCACGCCAAGCATGACAACGCCACCGTCGATACCAGGCGCACTTCTTTGCTCCAGTTTTTTGGTCTTAAGCCACAGGGCAGTGAACAGGTCTTTCCAGTCTTCCGGCGCCAGCCGTTGACCATGCCATAGCACCTGACGCGAAACATCGTTCAGCATCGGCCACATGCGGTCATTCTGCGCTTTGCTGCGCTTGGGTTCTTTAACGTGGACTTCGTGGGGTGACTTGTCGTCGATGGGTAGTGAGAGAATGGCGTCTATGGCGTTATTTCTGATTGCTTCGTTGCGAAGCAGAAAGGTTTGCTTCATCTCCTGCTCTCCGGTTCCATTTTTCAGCCGCCGCAGCAACTGATGGTGCCCATGCCCCCCCTGGCTTCACAGAGGTCACATTCTGCATAGCCCCACACATCAATATTTATTCCGGCCTCAACCCACAGACGAGCATTACCGCCGCAAAACGGACATTCTTTTAGCTTTGGCTGGGTTAATGATAGGTCGCTCATGCTCACTCCTTCACTTAAAATCCAGACTCCGGATAATTCTGTTGCGCTGAAACTCATTGTTGAGTTTGAACAACCGTCGAAGAACACGGTCACGCGGATAGCGTCGTGCGGCAGGTGAATGCTCATACAACTCATCAAGCGGCAAACTGGACGATGAACGATACCGATACCAACGCACCAACTCTTCACGAAAATTAGCCCTGACAAGCTCAGCTATCGTACTCATTTCTTAAAACCTCCTCAAACGCATTCTGACGCATTTTTCATTCTCGCTGCTTATCGGCATGCATTGCACGTGCTTACCTCACCACAGAGCGATTGTGATGCCTTAAAAGCGATTTATTGAAGTGATATTTGCTTAATCGAAATTCTTTTCTTTGATTCCTGCGGCCCTGATGGCTTTCATTACTGCAATTACCGTTTTGTCACGCCCATCCTCATAACCCATCGCATAAGCACCTTCTTCACCATCTTTCCAAAGGTCGTCATTCGATTCGGGCCAGTCGATATCCAGTTCAATAGCAGAGCGCGATGCCTGCCATATCACCCAGGCAAACTCTTTTAATTCATCGTCTCCCGTGAACTGGCTTTTGTCTTTTGACCACCAGTTTTCAAACTGTCGGTAGCTATCGTTCACTTCCCTCTCCCCCAAATAAAAAGGCCTGCGATTACCAGCAGGCCTGTTATTAGCTCAGTGATGTAGATGGTCATCTTTTAACTCCATATACCGCCAATACCCGTTTCATCGCTGCACTCTGGCGACACTCCTTAAAAATCAGGTTCGTGCTCACCTTTCCTTCCCGTTCTTCCCTGGTAGCAAACCGGTAATACACCGTTCGCCAGACCTTACCATCAATGACCAGGATTCCTGCCCGCGCCATTTTAGCCGCAGCCTGATTTATGCTGGTTACGGTTGCGCCTGTTACCGCGGAAACGTCCTGTGCACAGAAGTTCTTATGCGTCCCGAGGTAATGAATAATTGCCTCTTTGCCCGTCATACACTTGCTCCTTTCAGTCCGAACTTAGCTTTAATTTCTGCGATCTTCGCCAGAGCCTGTGCTCGATTTAGAGGTCTGCCGCCCATGACAGGAAGTTGTTTTACTGGTTCAGGTATCGTCTCACCACGGTTAATTCGTGCTGTCATACAGGTCAGTTCATCGGCAGCCTTGCGCCGTAATTCCGCGTCAGTCAGCGCATTGGCCCGCATGTTCTGGTACAGGTTGGTAACCAGCCAGTAGTGCGCGTTTGATTTCCACGGATAAGACTCTGCATCCGGATACAGGCCACGCTTCCGGCAATACTCGTAAACCATATCAACCAGCTCGCTGACGTTTGGCAGTCCGGCGATAACGGATGCTTCTTCCCGGCACCATGCAACAAACTGCCCGGGTGATGGAAGAAATGGTCGATTCTGCCGACGGGCTACGCGCATTCCTGCGTTAACCTGTTCCATCGAGGTGATCCCGTTTTCCCGGAAAGCCAGAACCCACTGGCGGCGGATTTCATTCAGTTCGTTCTGGTCCCGGTTAGCCAGACTCGCCGGGAAAGTTGCCAGTAACTGGCTGAACACACCGTTGATGATCTGCGCTACCTGTTGTACCTGCGGCTTTTCGTCGTACTGTTCCGGCATGTTGTTGGCGATCCGACGCATCTGCTCACGGTCAAAGTTAACCATCTGTGCGGCGATGTTTTTCATAAATCCACCCCGTAAATCCAGTCAGTGTTTGTCAGGTCGAGTTTTGGTTTTCCAGCTGTCACGCCAGCCTGTTGCTTGTTACGGTTGATTTCGAGTTGGGTCCACTTGTCGCGGAGTTTGGCCGGACTTAGCACGTTACCGGACCAGAAGTTGTCCTGGCATGCCCAGCGGAACAGCACGCACATGTCGCGGTGGTTACGTCCGTCACGTTCACGCATCAGGCGGATATCGTTAGCCCACCCTGCAAAATTCGGTTTTCTGGCTGATGGTGCGATGGTCTTCACCATGTCAAACATCCACTCTGCGGCGGTCAGGTCTTCTGCTGTTCCCCACTTGCTGCCGCTCTGAATTGCAGCATCCGGTTTAACCACAGAAAGATCGTTTTCTGGCTGGTCAGAGGATTCGCCAGAATTCTCTGACGAATAATCTTTTCTTTTTTCTTTTGTAATAGTGTCTTTTGTGTCCCCCTGTTTTGAGGGATAGCAATCCCCTAATTTGAGGGATGTTTTATCCCTCGTTTTAGGGGATTTTCCCTCGTTTTGAGGGATGTCCCTCATTTTAGGGGAACTGAACCGCCCCGGTTTTCCTGGAGAGTGTTTTATCTGTGAACTCAGGCTGCCAGATCAT